GAAATCTCCAAGAGATTTATTAACATCTATCTTAGGTGCTAATCTTTTCTCTTTATCTTCCTTGATCTTTTGAACCTTTGACGATTCAGCAGATACAAGAGACATGAATTGACTTAGTTCTTCCACTGCTTAACCTTTCATTAAATCTGATACAGATTTTGTACTCCAAAATTTACATGACCAGTATCTTGCTTTATACTTAGGACCTGGGTTATCACAATTATGTCTGGCCCTAAAGTTCTTTCTTCTTTCTGGGTCATCCCTTTTAATGTCCATTTTTGGGTCACCAAATTCTACTTTGACAACATTACCTTTATCGTTTTTTACATATACTTTTGTTTTCTTTACATCCCCTGGCATAGGGTTATTAAGTTTTACTTTTCTACCTTGATACTCAGCGTCTTCTTCTATTTCACCCCAAGCATTAGAAACTTGATATTCTTTGAATGATAGTTGTTCACCTTTTGCTCTTTTGATTGCATCAGCTGAAGGTGCTCCCTTGTCACCTTTCTTTCTCATCTTCTCACCAGAACCTTGTTTAATTCTTTGTCTCTTCTTATGAATGTTTGCCCATAGACTTTCATCTACTGTTTCTTCTTCGCAAGGTTCACAACAAGACGCACCAATTTTTTCTAACATTGCATCATGAGTTTCATTTAGTTTCCACCACCAATCATCATTGTGTCTCATTGCATATTCAAATCTAGTGTCTTCAGAAACAAACCATTCATCAATATTTTCTTTATTAATCTTTTTCTTTTCGCCTGGTGTAATATCTCTTGCGTGATCAGCATATTCATTTGGATATGAGTATGATTCACCTTTAACTTTTTTTGCTAAGTCTTTATCTGCTCCACCCCAAGTTCCACTTGATTTAGTAATGAAAGAGTTTACTCTAGCAAACGCCCACTGTTGTGGTGTTGTACCAGGTCTGTGACCTGTTTTCCATGCGGCCATACCTCTGTCATATACTTTTTTCAAAACACTATAAGGCATACCTGACTTATCTGCTTTCTTAACTAGTCCTTCAACTTTTTCATTTAATTTATCTATTGATTCTTTACCAAACATCTGTTGATACTTTTTAGTATGTTTAGATGGTTTAGTTGTTCCACCTGCATCGCCAGGTGCTGGTTTATAATTTTTATCCATATCGTCATTCTTCTTTCCATATTTTGCAAAGTGTCTTGCCCTTGCTTGTTTTGTAGCTTTCGACATCTTATCACCTTCGGCATCTTTTGCATAATACTTAGCAGGTTGTGTACCTTCTCTATCTTTAATGTCTTTATCTTGTTTTACTTTATCTTCGTTAATATTGTTTAACCATGCTTTATGTACTTTGTTTGTTTCATCTTTGAATGCAACATAATTAGTACCTCTTTGAATAATTTTACCTTGTATATTATTTGATTCAACAACATCACCTATGTTCCATATTTTACCTGTTAGATAAGCGTCTCTTAATGATTCATAATCATTCATGACACCCATATCTTTTTCTTCACGAATGCCCATATTCTTTCTAACGTCTCTATATAATTTTCTTGCATCTTTAAAACCTGATGGTAATCCACTTTCAAAGTCTTGTACTTTACCATCAACTGCGGCTTGTCTCATTTTACTTGCAGACATACCTGACACACCTTCTGCATCTGGGTCTCTATCCCCAGCAGAAACTACTTTAATTTTTTTGAAGTTATAGAACCCATGTCTTTTACCTTTAACATTATTATATGTTGTTAGTAATCTTTCAAACTCTTTAACTCTATCACTACCTACAACCATAGTTAATTCTGTATAACCTTGATCGTATAAAGATGTTGCTATGTTCATTGCAGTTAATGCTTTCTTATCTGCAATAATATTTCTTGCATGTCGAGAAAACATTTTTCTCATGTATGCTATTTTTAGTGAATGAGGTAATGGGTCTTTGTTTTGATTTTGTGTGTATGACGGAAAAATTTTATAGTCATTGCTACCTGCAACTGACTTTACTTTATTAATAAGTTTTTCGTGACCAGTAGTTGGTGGATTGAATCTACCAAATGTAAATACAACTTCGCCTTTTCCTGGTGCCTCATAGAGACTAAATTTTTCCAATTTTCTCATCTGCTTTATTTGCCTTTGCGGCTCTTGCCTTTTTAACTTTTAATATTTCGTTTCTTCTTACATTCTTAACTGCTCGTTGTGCAATCTTACCAATGATCGCACCAAATCTTGATGCAATTCTTTGATCAACTTTAATTTTCATTTGTGGGGACATGTCTTTATAATTAGGATAGTATTTGCCTACTATCTTTTTCTTGGCAAGTTTTCTTGCTTTCATTTGGATTTTTTCTGGTGATGCAATTCTTAACATCGATCTAGCTTTCTTTGCTTTGAATGCTGATGATTTGGCAAGTATTCTCATCTTTCTTGCCATCTTTCTTCTTTGCATCATGTTAACAACTCTAATCTCTTTTAGATTGTTTGCTAATTCTTTAAAACTTATCATTTGTCCCATGCCTTTATTGCCGTGAAGTTATTAAATGAAAACTCCATTCGGTCTACTAGTTTTACTGCATTACCCGATACTCTGTCAATTGCGACATAACCTTCAGGGTTAGTCACTTTAAATCCATTACTAGTCTTAATAAATGTGTCAGTTAATTGCTTAACACTATTTAGTTTTCTTACAATCTGCATCTTAGCGTCTAAAAGTAAGTTTTGAAACTTCGCAACATTAGTAAGATTATTAGTGTGTTTTCTAAGTTCAATTGTATATTGTTTTTGTATATTTTTATATTTCTGTTTTGCGTTAGGGGTCTTAACTTTGTCTATTTGTTTCTGTATATTATCTTCTACATGTTTCAAATATCCGTTTGCATGTTGTTTAGGATTAGTAATCTTTTGTCCTTTTCTTACTTTAGTATTATTGTATGTCTTGTAAGATGCACCAACCATTGCCCCTGTCATACTCTCTTGTAGTTTCATAAACTTTCTTAACATAGGGCCATTGATTGCTTTGAATGTTCTTCCTGTATCTGATAATATCTTTGTGATTGCGTCTGTTTCTTTTTGTGTAAATGTTGATCTACCAGATACATCTTTATATGATGCATCATCCATCCAAACCGAGTTTGATTTAGTTAATGATTTTACATCAGCACCAAAAGATGCTTTCATGTCTGCTAATTTTGCACCAGAATATGTTGTATGCCATACAACTCCAATCTTTGCTTTCTTTATTTGCTGACCAATATCAGAATCAACAGCAACAGCATAGACGATAGTATTTGGTTGGAAAGTATAATAGTTCTGGCCATCGATCTTATCACTTCCAAGATCATCTGTAAACATAAGGTCACCTTGAAGTACACCTTTAATTCCAAGTTTGCTAAACTCCTTGAGAGCGATTTTAAATTTTGAGTTAAGTTGCCCAGATAAATCATCGTTAATCTCCTTTTCAGTTTTGTATAATTTTGGATTGACATTAAATACAGATTTTTTCGCAACAAAAAACTTACCATCCTCTGGGTCAATACCTGCAAAGATAGCAGGAGCACCGTCCCACTTAACAGTCATATTGACAGACGATCTAGAAGAACCTGCTAACATATCTCTTAAACTTCTTAAAAAGTTTATTGATGCTCGTCCACCATCTGAACCATAATCTAAAATTTGATCTTCAATATGTTCCATATGTAGATTTTTTGTTGCTGCTTGTTCTTCTAAAAATTTCTTCATTTATTTTCCTAACGAATTATATTTTACTGCAAGAGAAAATTGTCCTAATTTTTTAACACCTGCATGACCTGATTTGTTTGTTCTAATAGCCATCTTCATTTTCAAACTATCTGTACCAGACTTTAATTCTATTTCCCAATTTTGCTTTGAAGTTCTACTAGGATACGCTTTAATAAAATCAACTTGTGGTATGAATACTCCGAGAGCATCTTTTTCTGTTATCTCTTCATAGTTTCTATCAGACGCTTTAATAACCATTGTAGGTACCTCTGGTGCGTCTCTTAAAATTTCTGTTTTAATATAAGCCAAAGTTGCTTTTTTATTTGTATTAAATAGTTTAATAATTTCTTGTCTCATCATTTCAAGATAAACATTATAAAGTTCTTCATATTTTTTATTATTTTTTTTATCAAAGTCTCTTAAAACTTGTTGTGTTTTTCTGTTCTTAAATAGTTGTGGATACGGTGGCATTCCTTTGATTGTACCCCATGTGCTATCATATACTTTTGAGTATATGTTTTTTAATTTTCTATCTTGTTTAAAGTTAGCAAATATAGTATTAACATAAGTGTTTAGTTTAGGTTCAGAAGTTTTCTTTCCACCTGCTTTTAAACTAACACCTAATATTGCTTTGTCATGATACATTAAAAATATATCACCTGGGTGTCCACCTGGTACACCTTGAGGTTTAGATTTATTTGTTGCACCCCACCTTGTTGCAACTATTCTTTTATCTTTACTTTGATCTATGATAAATTTATGAATTGCGATTGCGTTATCCATTTTAATAACAAATTTACTTGAGGTATCTGCTCTATTAATTATCTCTTGAGCTCTTACTGCGTCTCCTGGTATGATACATTTAAGTGATTTAATATCAATACCTAATAAAAACTCATGAAAAGATTTTGCATCTTTTGGTTTAAAATTTTTTTCGAAAGCAATTAATGGAAATAATTCTGTTATTGAAGCATTTAAAGTAGTCTCACCCATACCACCTGATGCAGGTTTAACAAATATTCTAAATGGTCTACCTTCGTATATACCATCGATAGGGTCTACTGAAGAATTAGATGAACCTAATTCTGCTTGTACTCCAGCCTGTCTTAGATTTCTTAGAATTTCGTCTCTGTCGTTTTCTCTGTCCTCTGAACGAACAACGATTACATCCCTTTTAGATGAAGATAGTTTTTCTGATTTTCCATACTCTAAACCACGAAAAATATCGACAGGAAGATTCATAGCTTCCTCTACAATTTCTTGTACCTTTTCTATTAGTGGTCTATAACTTGACTGTCTTTTTCGTACTTGTTGTACATATTTTTGTATTGACATTCAATAACTCCATTTACAATTATACTTTACATATATTTATGTATTATAACGCCTGATGAATTTTGGAAACTCGAAGTTTCCGAATGTGCAATTTTTGTTTTGAAACTTACAAAGGTGTTCAGCATCATCCTCAAACTTAAAATTTGAGATAATTACATCTTTAAACTTAGTATCAACGACAATGTAAGGATACTTTATATTAGTATCGTCCATTCTCACTTCGAATCTTCTAAACTTTGATTTTACTGAATTTGTCATATCTACCTCCTTGCGTTTTATCAAACAATGCGACATCCTCTGCTTCTTGCCCACTATCAACTAAATCGTTTTGAGCACCTAATTCGACATCATATAATCTCATCTTAGATCGATCTATTCCTAAAACAAATCTCTTATTTGTAGAAGGGTCATTATATCTATTCTTTAGTTGTTTTACAGTTATCTGATTTAGTTCTTCCATTTCTTCGGTTGAAATTAAAGCAAACATAAAGTCAGCAGTAGCAGGTAATCCAAATGATTCAGATGTATCTTCTAATCCAATATCCGTTGAACCATAACCACTTCTTGTTGTCTGTGTTGCTGATAAAATAGGTAGATTATTTTCTACTGCAAGTCCTCTTAGTTCCTCTGCAATAGACTTAATCATAGTGTAGGAATTAATATTTGTTCCACCTCTAAATCTAGACGAAGCACAAATGTTTAAATAATCTACAAATATAATATCTGGTTTAAAACTTTTCTTAATCGCTAATTCTTGTATCAATGCTCTGAAATGATTTGTATGTGCTGATGCAGTAGGATATTCTTTAATAATAAGTGTACCTTTTGTCTTACCATTAACACGCTCCATTTTATCCTCATACATTTTCTTAGGAAGATCATGAAGATCATCCATAGATACATTCATTAAGTTTGCATCTATTCTTTCTGCGATACGTTCCTCTGCCATTTCAAGTGTAATGTAAAGTACATTTCTTCCTTGATTTAAACAGTTTGCAGCCATGTGACACATAAACAAAGATTTACCAACACCTGTACCTGCAAGAGCAATATTTAAAGTCTTTTGAGGAAGACCACCTTTTGTAATCTTATTAAAAAATTCTAAGTCAAATGGAATACGTTTTTCTTTTTTATGATAGTATTCAAATCTAGCCTCTGCATCTTTAAAGTAATCATGACCAACTCTATTGTCAAATGATACTGCTAATGCGTCTGTTAATAAACTAGGAAGAGCATCTGGTTTTCTTTTCTTATCTCTACCTTCAATAATAGAGATACCATCTACAACTGCATTGTAAACTGCTTTGTCTTTACAAAATGTTTCAGTAGTATCTAACAACCATTGATCATCTACAGGTTCTGCTTGTAGAGTTTCAACTAAAGATGTAATATCTTTATATGTTTGTTCGTTTAAATCTTTTCTATTATCAAGTTCTACTTGCAATGATATAGATGTAGGAAGTTTAGAATATTTAATTGCAAACTTACTAATCTCATCAAAGACAATCTTTTCATTATTGTCTTGAAAGTATTCTGGTCTAATAAACGGTAATACTTTTCTTGCGTATTGTTCGTTGCTAATTAGATTTGCTAGTATCGTCTTTTCTATATTTTTCATCAATGATTTCCATTAGTATATCGCCAATTAATTTAAAAAACTCATCCCCAAATTGTTCTCTAGGGATAGCATTATTTTCTACAATATCATATTCGAATTGCATTGTCAACTTCCCATTTGTTTCAATGGGTGTGACTTTACCGTATTTGTAAACTACACCTGCAAACTTGCCTTCGTTAATTCCTATACAAGTTTGTTTAGGATGATTGGGTGATTCAATATAACTATATCTCTTCTTCGGTTTCTTCGTTTC